GCAAGATTTATTTCGTTTTGTGATTTTTGCAGATCAATCATTTGTGACTTGATACTAGCTTCTAATTCCATACGCTTAGTTTTGTCAGGTATGGCTTTACCAATTAAATCGCTTATTGGTTTAAAAAATTTATCAATCATCTTCTTTGCCCTCTAATATGTTTTTAAGTTTTTGTCGCTTTTCATAAGCAGAATCTTGGTGTAAGTCTTTATCAACTATCTTTTCTAATTTAAGGGATTCTATCTTAGTATTGCTGATATACCGCCATGTGTAGCCATCACGACCATAAACACCAAAGACAGTAGTGCCCATGCCGATTTTAATTATCATAGCTTGTTCGCCATCTAATAAGACCTTATCGCCTTCTTTGAATTGTGAATTGAGTTTAAATTTAAGACCTTTGATAAAAGATACAGAATAATCTTTTAGAGCAAGACCGCCTAAAACACTTGCTATAAATATTGAGATTTCAACATAATATTGCTCAAGGTTCATTTCATAGGAAGAAAGCATTGATAACTAAAGACGTTAAAAGCGTGATAACAATACCAGCTACTTGCCAAAGCCTAGTATTTTGTAAATTTATATCAGATTCTATTGAATCTAATCTGCGAAAATTTTCTTTCCATTTTTGTTCGCAGACTCTTTCATGTCTATCTAAAGAGTAAGCTACCTGTTCAACAGAAGGTCTTTTAGTCGATTGTCTTGGTTTCACTGTCGCTTTCTTTCTTGGCATTTTCTATACCTCTAAGGCTTTCTAATAATGACTTGGATTTAAGATCAACCAATTGTTTCTTATCAGAAAACTCTCTTGCCATTGGTTCAATCTCAATACATCTTTGTTGCAAGGCTAAAAGATCATCAAACAAACTTCTTTGTTCATCGGTCATATCTTCTTTGTTATATTCTTCAACCTCGCCATTATCGTTTCTAACTTGTATATCTGACATATTATTCTCCTATTGTTTTTGTTTCTTGTGTTGGTGTTACTAATTCAGCTATTTGATTGCTTATAGCAGATTTATATTCTGTAACTTTATCTTCTCCCATAGCAGATTCAACCCAAGCTGTAACTTGGTCATTGGTTAGATTAGCAAAATCAATAAAGCCTGATAAGTCAGAAGTATCTAAAATTTGTGTGCCATATACTCCGCTTGAATTATTAGCATTATCTTCTCCTGTTAATCGCCAATGCACATTAAATACAGTATCTTCATTGCCATCGATAGTTTTTACATCTACAGTTTTACAATCCCAAGTATAATTTATCGCCATGTTATTCCTCTAATGCTTGTACTCTTGCTTCAAGTTCTTGTATTGCTTTGGTTAGTAAAGGCACAAGTTTTGATTGGTCTATACCCTGCATTTCTTCACCATCTTTTTCACCTGTAATAGCTTCTGGAACTATGTCAGAAACTTCATGTGCTATGAAACCATCCACTGTTTTATCTGCATCATTTTTAAAATTGAATCTAGCAGGTTTGAGTTGTGTAACCCTAGACAAAGCATCAAATTCA